TACAATTTTTAAATTTTGCTTTGGAAAAGCACTAATCGAGGGAATCATTTCCCTACCCTATCTATTACGATATATTTTTGTCCCTCTTGCTGCCTTAAAAGAAGCACTTCATCCCCAACAACCAACCCATTATGAACTATCAGCTTCTTTCTCCCGGCAACCTTATGGTTGTGAGAAGAAAAGGCAGCTTCCCCGCTGCCTCCACCCCTTTCTTCTGTTATCCAATCTATGCTTACTTCTGTGGTAAAGTCTGTTACGTTCCTTGTAAAGATAAGCTGTGCTTCCCCCAGCGTTATTTTCTGCTCTACCAGTATTTTAACAGGAAAAGAACTTGTTACCTTCCCAAAACAAACCTGTACAGGCTTTGTTGCTTCTGTTGCTTCCACAGATGCTTTTTTAATTAACTTTACTAATTCTGCCACATCAGCCAAGAAATTCACCCCCTCTAAGCGTTACATCCATAAAATGAGAGTCTAGCTGAAAAACATGTTTACACTTTTCCACCATCATAAAGTGGCTTATTTCCATATCCCCTAAATGTAAAATCACTAATACCATGCTGCCAGCCCTTACCCTTATATCCCCAAACACATTCGTTATTCTCAGGTTCCTTGTTTTTTTATTATAAAGGTCCAAGAGGGCATCTGCTTTTTCCTTCCCATTTTCCTCCTTGGAAAGTGTATCATAATACTGAAGGATACCCCATTCCTGAATATGTTCGGAATCTTTTGCCATATAGATTTCCCTAGTTCCTGTCTGCTCGTTGTCATAGGTCAATTTAATTTGGTTATAGGTATTGGTATCAATACTGGAAGTGTATTCAAAATTTTCCCCAGATTCTTCATCAATCGTAAAATAAGCACCTGGTTCCCCCACATACATAGAAGATATATTTTTTAATGTCAGCTTTCCAAAGTCATCATATAATACAAACATCTCTTTTGTATTCATTAGTGTTATATCTAAGGCACTCTCTATCATATCAAACAGGGACGTATTCTCTTCTACACGGGATGCTATTACAAAATGAGTATCTTCTAACTCCCCTGTATGTAGAGAAAAATCATCTGCCAACATTTGAATAAATTCCGATGCCGTCTTATTTTCATACACATAGGTATCTTTATTTTTCAAGTACCTCATTTGATCGTAAGCAGTCACAGTAATCATCTGGTCTTTATTTCTCTTTTTACTAAACACATATCCCAAAAATACTGGGGTTTGATTCACTTCTAAATGTACCTCTGCCCCTTCTGAAAACTGGATTATACTATCTTTCACCACTTGAAATACTAACTTTCCAGGAGTACTTCTCCTTTCCGTGGTCCATTCAATCCCTTCTTCTACAATGGGCTGATATAACTTTTCCCCTGCTGCATCAGAAATAAACAGTGCAATTTCCATTATATCCCCCTTTCTAAACAACTGGTATTACAAGAACTTGTCCTGGATATATGACATTAGGGCTTCCCTTTATTACCTCTTGGTTCGCATGATAAATCTCTGTATACTTGGAGCCATCACCGTAAAACTTTTTTGCAATATTCCAAAGACAATCGCCTTCTACCACTGTATATTGTTGTTGTTCTGTTGGTTCAGGGCTTGTTTCTGCTGAACGGGTTTCTTGTATAACTGCTTCCAATCCAGAATCCTGTATATCCACTATTTTTGTCTGGTATGCTTGGTATTGCTTTAATTTTATTTTTATGGTTAAATCAAACCCATTGTTGGCATCTTCTGTAATTCCATAGTCCTCCATGGAAACTTTTATATTGGTGTTAAACAGAAGTTTACCACTTGGCAAAACCCTTGAAACAATAAATTGAAAAGGAGCTTGATCCGTTTTTAATTTTTTAAAATAATCTAAAAAATATGCTGCCTCTTGGAATCCCGAACGATAAACCGCATATGGATACCTCACTTGTGGTATCTCACATTCAAATTCAATCTCTGTCAGCCCTGCTTTTTTTAATAAATTTACTTCTCCCTCATTAATTAAAGTAATTGTTTTATTTGCATTTTTTATCTTCATCTGCAATTTCTTTGGGGCAACTGGCAATAAACATTTTTTTAAATAAAAATCATACCCACTCCTTGCCATTACTCATGTACTCCTTCTGCTACCATGTCAACTGCTTCTATCATCGCATCTGTCAATCCTGAAACTACGCCATCTAAATCCGTGCCATTCTTAATATTATTCCGCATCCCAGACTGATCAATATGGATTTCAGCAGTTGTAAAACGGTTGATTGTCTCCTGTTCTGCAATATCCCGTAAATATTTTAGTTCCTCGCTGGTTATGTCCATGGAATTTGCCATTTTTCCTGTATTCGTTGCAATACTATTAATCCCTTCCCCTAAAGGACCATTGATATAATCCTCTTCAGAAGGAATATTCGATGGACCAAAAAGAGAGGTTAGATCAAAATTAGCAATTTTCTCATCAATTCCTTCCCCGAAAGAATTCCCAGCATCCCAGACATCTTTATAATCCATTCTATAGTTTATTGTTGGTGCAGAGCGATTTAGTGTAATAGCATCTTCATTTTTCCCCCAGCCTAAAACAGAACTTTGAAGCTCACTTAAACCAGATGTCCAGTCAGTCCCAAATATAGCATCAATAATCTTAGTCACTACCATCCCAAGTGATAAAAACCATGAAATAATTTGCCCTATTAGATTTGCAACTGCTCCTCCAAAGCTGTCAAAACCTCCATTCGCTACGTTTAATATCCATTCTACAATACCTATAAAGGGGCTTGCAAAAGACCAAACACCTTGAAGAATCGCATTAATTAACCCTATCGCCGTATTGAGTATAAACGCTCCTGCAACTGCTATTACCCCACATATGATTCCTGTTGCAGATACAGAAGCCCCAGCAAGCTTATTAAATGCTGCTACCACAGCATAAATAATAGCAATTAATGCAATAATCAAAATAATAATCCATGTAATAGGGCAGGCAAGCAAAGCAGCATTAAAACCATACTGTGCCGCCGTTGCTGTGAAAGTTGCTCCTGCTCCCATAGCAAGAGAAGCAGCATGAATTTTTTCCGCAACTGTTTTTGCTGCTGTGACTGCTGCTGAAATTCCGGTAACTGTATTATACAAAAGCATTGCCCCATAATATACCATCAATGCCCCTGCCACTCCATAAATAATAGGCGATAACCACGACCAATTGTTAATCAAAATATCTGCACCAGCCCCAAGCAAATCAAAAAGCTGCATGGTTATACCAGCAGCTGCTGACAACGCCCCTATCATACCATTCACAAACTCCTGAAACCTTTCACTATTGGCAATATCATTGCATCGTTGTAAGACAGGCTGAAATGCCATAAGGGCATGATTTTCAAAAGAGGTCCAAATCTGTTCAAAAGTTTTTGGCATATTTTCAAATTTTTCATTCGTTTCATCAGCTGCCGCAAACATAGCAGCCTTTACAATATAAGCAGTAATCTTTCCTTCTGCCGCCATATCCTTTAACTTTCCTTTTGGAACTTCCATATAGTCAGCAATTGCTTGTATGATATTGGGGGCTTGCTCCAAAATACTATTATATTCTTCACCACGAAGAACTCCTGAACCCATTGCTTGTGTAAGCTGCAACATAGCGGCATCAATGCCCGCTGCTTCTGTTCCTGCAATGGTAAACTGTTTGTTCACAAGTTCCATGAACCCAACAATTTCTTCCGTGCTGCTGAAAGCATCGCCCGCCATAAGTCCAAGTTTGGAAACGGCATCGGCGGTTGCCTGATAGCTACCCCTTGACCTTTCAGCGGAAGCAAAAATCATATTCTGCAATTCCTGCGTGGTCTGCAACCCGTCATTCATCATATTCAAACGGGCTGTTGTAGAAGTCAACTGATCGGAAAGGTTCAAAGCGGTTGAAAGGGTTTGAATTGTAGCGTAAGCTGCAACCGCCCCTTTAATCATGCTTGTAAGTTGGTTCGCTTCCTGTGTTCCTTGTTCTATCGCATTGTTAAACCGTCCTTGTTCGTCCGTGTTATCACGGATATATCTTTCAGTATTGCTTACCGTTTGAGATAATCGCAAATAGGCTTCATTTGCCCCTGCAACATCCATATTGTCAACAGCACGGTTCAAGTTTTGCTGTTCCTGAACCGCTTGATTTAGCTGCCCCCGCAACTGCTCCAATTCTGCGTTTGCAGTAGGGGAAACAAGGTTTGCGGGGTTGCTTTCTATCGCCTGAATACGCTGCTGAATTGCTTGCAAACGGCTTTGCATAGTGTTCATATCCGAAATAGCATTATCCGGGAACAAGTCTGTTTGCGCCGCCGTTTGTGCAATTCTGCTTTGTGTTTGGTTCAAAGTGTTCAACATAGTGTTTGCACTTTGAATTTCCTGCTGAAATCGTGTTGCCCCGGTTGAAGTGAAAACATCCATTGTGTCAGGCTGCCATTGAACCGGGGTGGTAGGTGGTGTTTGTGGTGTGGGGGTTTGAACTCCCTGCAAGGCTTCATCCAACTGTTGCGCTGCAATGGCGGCTTGATTCAAGGTGTCCCTTGCCGCTTCAAGGGAAGCTGTATCAACGGGGCTGTTCATTGTTTCGTTTAATTCCATCATCGTTGAAAGTCCCATATTTACAGAACTGATAATGTTATTCAGAATTCCCGTGAAATTATCTTGCAGTTCAATAGATGTTTTGATTGTAGCCATGCGAATCACCTACCTTTCTTTTTGGATTTTCGTTCAACTTCCTTTTCCTTCTTTTTGTCGTTCTCAATTTTAATTTTGATAGCGGCAATCACGAAGGCTTTTTCTTGTTCATCCATTTCAAGAAAAACAGAAGGTAAAATGTGAAGTTTAAGAAGGGCATAGTAAGCAAAGTTTGCTTCCCAATCCCCTTCTTCTATTAGTTTTTTGCTTCATCCACCTTATCTTTGATAGAAACATCAAAACCCTGAAACTTCTGAACAAATGCTGCAAGTTCGTTATATTCGCCGGGATCGTCAACCATAGCAAGCAGCAAATCTTCCGGGGTTTTCACTCCGTAAGAATCCTGCAATTCGGCATCGTACAAATCAGGCATAATCACGGAAGCCGCAATCATGCGCTGAATATAAAGCCCCGTTTTGACTTTTTGACGA